TCATTTCCCACATTCCCTGATCAGGAATTACGAACCCTAATGTGATTCTTGGACCACCGCCAGCGCAATGCCAGAAGGGTTCATCCTGCCCACCGTAATATCCCACCTTCGCTGACCACCCTTTCCAGTCTGGCAATGTGTGTATAATTTCGCCGTCCCAGTTTTGGAACCAGCCGTCGCCTGTATTGTAATTGAAAAGAATATTATATCCTGGAACATCCCAGTTGTTATGCCAACCCATATATCCATCTTCTGGGTAATATACGTGCACGGCACTTTGTTTCGCCCCTAGAAACTTTACCAATTCATCATTGAAGCGTATCGATTCATCTTTATATTTTTGCGGATTTCTGCTTCCTGGACCAAAATGAGAATTACGAACTACTTCTGGTGGACCAGCATGCTCACCCTCTTTCTTGCCCATGGGTTTCGCCATCATTTCTTTTAGGTATTCGTATGACTGAGCATGCTCTATATCAGATTGACCTCTCTGATCAATATGAAGTTCTGATAAATCTTGACTAAAGAACCAATCGCTGTGTCGATCCAATATCTCAAGTATCTCATCATTTAGGTCTATAAATTTCACCGTTTTCTCTTTCGCCTGTAGGAAATGTATAATGATAAACTACTACATCAGTTCCCTGTAATTCATCTTCATAATATCCATTCACAAAATTCCACCTTGCATCAGGTGTTGGGAACTCTCCTACTTTAACGTCGAAGTTACCATTAGTCAAGAGATTCCACATAGTAAATGTATCCCAAGGGCGAACCTTCTCAGGGTATGGAGTCGGATCCCAAGAAGGTGTTCGCTGCTCTAGATACCACTCATACCAACTATCCATGAGTTGTTTGGTTGTAGCAGTGTTATAGAGAAACAAACCACAGTGATAAATCATTTCTTCAGTTTCAGAAAGTTTTGTAATCTTAGCATTGTAAGAACGGTTTCTAGTAAATAGAATATCGTTCTCACCTAAGAAATCAAAGACTTCTGAGATGTCTTCGTGTTGTATCACTGTGTCGCAATCAAGATATAAAGTCACATCATATGGCGACTTTGATAATGCCCAGAGTTTCGCTCTGATATGATTTGGAACACCATCAGTTATAACATGCTCAAATAATTCGTGAGCATAATCACAAACCCATTCTTCGTGGGTGAATAAGGTGATTTTCGCTTCTGGATAAAAGTCTAATAGAGATTCAGCGCACCTGATTGCTGCGTCGTAATATGCTTTATTTACAGAGGCGACTAATAGATAGCCATTACTCTGCATTATTGAGAGCGTCTTGGATTAATATTGTAGCGAATGCCTGAACCTCTATAGGAGATTTAGCTTTACGGAGACGCTTTTTGAGTTCTCTGTTGGTAGAGTTTTTAATTTCTTCTATTTCGAACGCCTCGAGTTTCATATTGAACAAAACTTCCTGCTTTTTTCGGGCTTGCTTTGCCAAATTTCTTTCGGCTTCTATTTCCCTTTTCCGAAGCTGTTCTACTTTATGCTCATCTGTCAAGCGATCAATTTCTTCTTCGCCAAATGATTCCATTAATGCATCATAATCTCTGTTTGTCTTGCCATCTGATTCTGGACCAGCAATAACATGGGCAATAGCATAAACATCATCTGGTTGTAAGATGCGACAAACGATATGGCGGTTATCTTTATCCTGCCATATTGGATCTTTGTATTTTGGAAGGGTTTCTTTAGACATTATATAGACTCCATAATAAAAAATAGTGTATTGTATTTAGCCAGTTCTTGCAAACAGTTTTTTACTTTCCTGTGTAGATGAAGATGATTGCAGCGTCAGACCGTCATAATAACCTGTATATGTTCCAGTATAAGAACCTGTGTAATAACCAACATAGTCACCATTAAATGTTCCGTCATAGTCGCCTGAATATGATGTGCCAGCAAAACCGCCATAATCAGCTGCATAAGTGCCAGTGAAAGTCCCTGTATATGTTCCAGTGTATGTGCCTTGATATGTGCCAGCATATGTGCCATCATAACTGCCTGCATATGCAACTGTAGAGCTGGTTTTAACTTGGTCAGTCATAGTGCTGCCCTGTTGGTTCCAAGTTCCAGTATCAGTTGGCTCGGCTGTTGATAAACGATAAGTTCCAACTGTTGTTGTGCTAATACGGTTGCGGAAACGATCTACCAATGATTCAGTTTCAGCAACAGTTAATTCTACGATTTCCTTATCAGAATTAAATTTTATTAAAGGTCTACTTAGACCACCAGTCCCAACAGTATGATTTTCTACTGCGGATTCCGTTTGCTGCCAGAGTTTATACGTTACAGTCGTGCCATCGGTTTGTGTATCAGTGATGGTATATCTCTCTGTATAGGTATGAGTTCCAGCACCATCACTAGAGTTAGGAGCAGCTGTTCCTTGCTTGAGCCAGTATTTACCTGTCATGTAAAATTGATCCCACCAGCGATCTATCAACAGGTCCATAATTTCTGAATCAATCTCGGCGTCAGTCATTTCTCTGACTTCTTCAGTGCTGTCATCATAACACAGAGGTCTAACTGTTTTGTTATCAGTGATGGCTGTTGTATATTGTTGGAAGGTATAAACATTTGCATTCGAAGTATCATCGGCTGTAATTGGGTGGTCACCAACTTCAGAGTTGTGAACCCGATCAGTAAATGTCCCGATGCTGGTATAATTAGTCGCTACACCGCTTGTGGAAACTTTTAGAGATCCTCTAGATTCGACAGTAGCAAACTTTTTAGCTATCACTGAACCAGTCCATGTCCATAAGTCGCCGATATCCAGCCCATAAAGATTCGCTGTAGGTATATACTGAGCACCTGAACCCTCCAGCTGGAACGCGCCAGTTGTAGACCTAACACCTAATAAATGTATTGCCATTTTATAAGTCCTTCAAATTAATTAAGCAGTGTGCCACTACTATCTCTAACAGCCAGAGGTCTATGAATTTGCCAATTAGTGGCGTCCTTACAAATCAGAACCATGGAACAATTAGCAGCAAGTGGTTTATATGCATTCGCTGAACCAGTGTCGATTGTGTCAGAAGTATTCGGATAAACATTAATTTTATTTGCCGTAGAGTTATAGACCTCAACTTTTTTACCCACAACCGCTGTTGGGAGTTTCACGCCTTGGTTAGCTGATGAAGTTGTCACAATATTATGAGATTCAGTTAAACTGGTTGCAGCACCTTGAGTCGTTCCAGCAGTGGTTACTGCAGCTGAAGTGCCATATTTCAGGTCGCCTGATAATGTCGTTGTGCCAGAAATACTCAGACTTGCACCGACGATAGCACCTGCTGTAGAAACAGTAAAGTTCGAACCGTTTACATCAATACCACCATCAAGTGAAGCAAGACTATCAACAGTCAGAGTTCCCGAGGTGTCAACATTACCTGAAGTGTCAGCGACAGTAAATGCGCCATCAACATCAATACCGCCATCAAGTGAAGCAAGTCCTGATGCGTCGATGGTTGTAGCAACTAAAGCGTCGCCTTCGTCAGTTGATTGCCACTGAGTAGCAGACACAGCAACGAAGTCACGACCTTTTTCTGGACCAAGCGACAATGCGGCATTAGCACTAAGGTCATTGATTGATTCGTTAGTGTATGGATAAATTTTAATCGTAGCAGTTGTTGAGTTAAAGACTGTAACCCTTGTGCCAGAAGATGCATCAGGAAGCTGAACACCTTGGTTTGCCGATGCAGTATTTACGATATTATAAGTTTTTGAGAGAGCTGTAGCAGTTCCTTGCGTAGTGCCAGCAGCAGTAACGGAGGCATCAACACCAACAATAAAACGACCTGATACCGTAATATCATCAACGGTAATGTCATCTCCACTCTCAAACTTATCAGTATTGAGGTTTGTAAAGTTCGTATCCACCTCAGTATTAGTGAGAGGAGAGCCTTTACCAGAACGAGTTGTAAGTGTTGACATTTTTCTTACCTATTTCTTTAGAATTATTTTCAAGGCTTCTTTTATATCAGCCAAATCTTGTTTCAGACTATTTATATCATCACAAACTTCTTCAATCTTCAAAGATTGCTTTTTTTTCGCTTTATACGAAGCTAACCCAGAGTGATCATTGCTAATTAGAGCATTCGTCTCTTTGTCTCTCACATATTTATCTGTATAAAACTCACTCATATTACACCTGTAATGCGATTGCTCTTAATTTTTTCAAACGAGGAACATTAGATGTATTTTCAGTTAACATCACAATTTTAACAGCAAACTCTTTAAACTCCGTGTAAGTTGTAGAGCCGAGAGTAGAAGTAGCAGTAGCACTTGAACCGCCACCGCCAGTGATTGCAATCGTAGGAACAGCTGAACCAGTTTCATATCTTCCTGGATCAGTGATGACTATAGAAGCAACAGCACCGCTATTAAGAACAGCATAACCTTTAGCTTGTCTAATTGCTGTGCCGCCTGAGAAAGTTACAGTTGGTGCTGTTGTATAACCAGAACCAGCTGCCGTGATAGAAGTTGCATCAACCCTATCAACACTGTATGAAAGAACATCATTCCCATCAAGGTTAGCAGTAGCGATCTTATATTCGTATTCAACAAAACTTGTTTGGCTCAAACCATCATTTGAAGGCGTATTTACCAAACTTAACTCAAACCATTCTAGTTCTTCGCGGAAATCAGCATCATCTTCAGCAGCTTGGAACTTACCATAAACCTTAACATCTGAACCAACAGGAGTTTGTTGATCGAGGAACACTCTCAAGTCTTCAGCTTCTTGACCATCAGCAAGTTTAACTCTTTTAGAAATATATTTCGAAAGAGCATTACCATTATTTGTAGAATCTTCATTAGTTGAGTCATTATTTACATTGTTTTTAGTTGTAATATACCCACAACGAGAAAGGTCAATAGCAGGGCTGACAAACTCAGAAGTTGATGTCAGTGTTGCCTCGGAATTAAACGATTTGTTACTACTAAGGTTAGCATCTTCATTCGAGTTAGAATATACAGCATATTCTTTAGTAGTAATTTGTTTCTCACCTTTGACAATTTTTCGGCTAGTTGTTCCTTTTGAGGATACACCGCTAGATTGCGTTCCATCATACTGGTGTGTAATTGTCGTTTTAGGAAGAACAAGCTCACCGAAATTCAACGCCAAAGAGTTATAGATTTTATTTTCTATTGCATTAAGTGTTCCTTGAGTTGAACCATTAGAAATAATATCACTAACATCAAAATCAGATTTGATCAAATTAACACGAGCAACATCAAACAGAGTTGAGTATCTCTCAACAGAACCTGTTTTAGTTACAATATTGAAAGTAGCACTAGTGCCAGCACCTGTAGTTGCCGATTGAGCGATCGCGGTTCCATCAGCTGTAAAGTTTTGACCCATATCATTAATTGTAAAGCCTGTTATAGCACCTGAATTGACAGATGTAACTTTAATTTTTAACCCAGTTCCGTTGCCGAATCCTGTTAAAGTTACAATATCATTTACAGCGTGACCTGAACCACCACCATTTAACGTAATATCGAAAGCATGAAGCGAGTCACCAGCTTTGAAAGCACCAGAAGTATAGTCCGTCATTTTTAGGTAATCGATTGGACCATTTGTAAACTTAGCTTCGCCATCAGTTGTTGTTGTAAACGAACAGCGATAAACTCTATGCATCAAGTCTTCAGCTTGGAAAGCATTCCAAGTTCTGTTGTTGGCGGAAATAAACAGGATACCAGATGATACATCTTCAGCAACAATACGCTCAGTTGTCCCAACTTTATTCTTACCAAGTTCAGAAACCCAAACTTCATAATCAGGGTTGTTAGCTTGTGGAAGGGTTACGATACAATATTCGCGACCACCTTCTAAGAACAGAGGAGAATCAAATGATACCTGTGTTGCTGAGAATGTCACGGTTCCATCACTAGCTTCAGTTGAAATATTTACATCTGATGGTGAAAGGTATTTACTACCATAAGGAACAACACGAGATCCTGGATATCCATTTACAACTTCACGAATTTGAATCGTAATACCGTCTGTTGAAGATTTCTTGCGGAAATACAAATCAATTGCGGGGCAGAACATCCCTTCCTCTTGTGTGATCAAGAATGTTTGAGCGACTGGATCCCAAGAGGTGGCATTAAAGTCAACATTTACATTTGAAGTTATATCTTCGACACGAACATCAGTTACGAGGTTGGCAATCGTTTGTGGGTCACCATCAATAGTGTCAGTAGTAAATGACGGAACTTGTGTTGAGGTAATTGTCCCTTGCGAAACAGCATCAAGACCAAACGATGTAAATGTAGCGTCTGCAGATGAAGTAGCAAAGTCATCTCTATTCAAACTATCGTCTACCAATCTCAAAACTTTTTCACCAATACGGAAGGTTGACTCAGGAATACGGAACTGTGCAGCCAAACGACCCTCAGAATCAGTTACGAGTGCATCACCATAATCGTTAGTTGTTTCATTAAAGTCTGACCAGAAGTTAGCAACACCTGAAGAAAGAGCAGATGTAAATGTAGAATATGTTAATGGACGAGTATGTTCTGATACATCATCACCATCGAAGTAGGCATACATTCTTGTGTTTGGCTTCAGTCGAGTAGCGTGGATAGTTACATTTTGACTTCTCATAAACGGAGAAAAGCCGATGTCAATAATACGCTCACCAAAGTTTTCTGTGACAGTGTCATTACCTGTAGATTCAATTGTCAGAACATCAACAGATTGCTGCAAATTATCAGCGTCTACTGTTTGATTGAAAGAAGCATCAAACTGAACACCGCCAGTAAAAGTGATCCTATTCGCTATGCCACCTCTGTCGAAAAACCTGTCTCTTCCGCCAAGCTCAACACTATCTTCTCTTATAGCTGCAGGTGTTCCTGTCATTGATGTTTCAATACCATTTACGATACCAGCATTATTCAAGTTATCAGCAAACTGCTCAAGTGCTTGACCAAGAGCATTTTGTTCTACTGTAATATCACCACCATCTTCCATTGAAACAAAGTTATCTGATGGCGGATAAAGTTCTACATCACCTTTATAGTTAAACAGCAAAGCACCAATACAGTTACGTGATTTAGAAGCATTAATGTTTCTCTGATTATCTACCAATGAGTAAGGTAGCGTGAGAAGGTTGCCTGTTTTCTGAACACCAGTGGAGTTTACACTATCGTAAATCACATCGACCTGTTCTTCAAAGAAGTTAGTTGTTAAGAACTTACGCTGTGTATCAACAGCAGCATTGAAGTCAGGATCTCTCATATTACTGAGTGTGTGATCAGCGAAGTTATTGATAAAGATACCATTCTTAAATCGGTCATTACCAGAAGCATCAGTAATAGTAAGGTTTTCTGTATCTTTTTCAAGAAGGTTCAATGATGTATAATATTCTAGGCGATTAATTCTTTTTTCAATTGCGCCGATATCAGCCATCGTGTAACGCTTGTTTTGTTTAAGCGAAACATTACAGGAATAATCTTTTCTATTAGTTGTTCTGCCCAAATATGGAGACAAAGAAGGATATTGCGGGATATTAATCGTAGCAAGTTCCATAACTGTTACTGGTGATACTGGTGCACGCGGATTTACTCTAGAAGCACCTTGTAATACTTCGACTGTTCCCTTTTCTGACAACACAACTTTATCGATGCGAGGTAGATAATATTCAGCATCAGTTGTATATGATTCAGTCGGGATAGGCATTTCATAGCCACCAGCAATAGATTTAAACGCGAATGTCTCGAGTGGGTTTTCGTCAGCCCCCGACATAGCAGTCGCACTTGTAGCAGTGTTATCGACATATGGGCGGAAATCAATACAATCTCTCAAGTCGAATGAACCAAGTTTCTGTGAGCGATAAACAGGAATTTCGTAGGTGTAGATACCTGAACCACCTGTGTCATCAACAGGGTATGAATCAATCGCGAAGTATGAACCAACAGATCCACCATAGTTTGGATCAAAGTGGGAAAACTTAACAACAATATATTTTGAAGAAGTTGAAATCGTCGCGCTTGGCTTTTTAATCAGTTTTGCGTGACCATAGAAGTTATCACGCTGACCGTTGTCTAAGATAAACTGAGACTTATAATCAGTTCCAGATTCAGAATATGCAGAACCATCAATATAAACAGCTTCAATTTTATATGCGTCAGTAATACCTAAGTTCCATGGACCATTTTGGCCAGTCTCATTGGTCGCTGTGTTAATTTTAACATACCTTGAGTTCAAAGCATTTTTAGGTGTCGGTGTGACATCAGTTTGTTTAACCTTCACTTTGATAGTTGCATCTGTTGCAGCACTCAGAGTTGTGCCGACATCAATGTTAACAGCTGTATTACTGATAGAAGTGATCATTGCTGAGGTCAGGCGGAATGGCTCACCAGCTTTATATGTTACGGTATCGATTGTTACATCAGCTTGCCAAACCATATAGAACTCTGTATCCAACTGTGTTTGTGTTGGAGTAGAAGAATATGGGAAAGTTTCAGTTCCTGTAACAGTCAGTGTCGATGTGCCTGATGTTGTAAATTCAGTAGAAAAGTCTTTCTGATAAGTGTAGGTATTATCGTATGTTCCGCCAGTATCAGTTGCCAAAGTTTTAGAAGCCGAATACGGTGCGCGGAATACTAGTGTATTTTGCTTAGCTTCTTTAAGAACAGCTTTACTACTTTCTAGAACAGGGTCAGCAAAACCATTGATAGCAGCGTCATCATAATAAATTGTTCTTACGTCAGCAAATTCTCCACCTGTCATTTTGATATCATAAACATACAGGCGATACTGACAAGCAGCAGCATTTACTGTTCCGCTGTCATAACGGATTTGACGAACACGCGCCTGACCGATAATTGTTGATGGAGCAGCATGAATAGAATATGTATTATCTGTGGCAGCATTAGATGCAGCATTACCGAATTTAACCAAATCACCTTCTTTAATGTTCCAGTTACCAGCGACTTCATCAACAAGAATAAAATTCCCATAAGATGTTGAGGTTGTGAAACCTTCTTCGATAACTGTATCGTTCGCCTTTTCAACTTTTACATAAGTTGGTGACAAAAACTCACGGCGATAACCATTAACATAAGCGAGACCACGACCTACGCCGACAGCGATGTGATTGGCAGAACCGCCATTGACAGAAGTCAAGTAACCTCTATTATCTGATGTTTTAAGGTGTTCACGAACAGATACTTCAAAGTTACGAATTACATAGTTGCCGCTTTCTTCTTTTGTTCTAGCAGCAAGAACACTACCGAGTCTGTTGTAGAAATCAAGATCGCCTACATCATCGCCACGTGAAATTTTACCATCTTCAACCGTATAGAGAGAAACAAAATCAGAATTGTTTGTAGCTGTAAGACCAAGTTTAGCGATGGTTGTTGAAACTTTATAACGGTCAGCACCTGGAGCATTAAAGTTAAATGTCCCTGTGGCTGGATCATTTAGTGTTGAATCATCGTCAGCAGTAATCTTAGAATCAGTAAAAGTGACGCCGACATAAGAGTTAGCTGTCAACTTATATTTCTCAAGTGTGATTTCTTGTTGGTCGTGATAAACGAAGTAACCATTAATGTAGATGATACCATCTTCGATTATGAAGTCGATTCCCTGACCGAAATAGTTACGAGTCGGGTCAGCTGCGTCAACACCATTATCGACGACAAATGTATCACCATTGCGACCTGAATCTGTTGATGTTACTGTGAGTGTTTCGCCAGCTTCGAAATGTAGATATGAACCTGTGCTGCTACCTTGAATATAATCGACATAAAGAGTTTTCTTATCAACAGCATCAGTATCGAGACCAGTAGCGACTTTAGAAAGTTTAGCTGTTAGACCCGAAGTCCCACCTGTAACTGTATCGCCAACATAATTTGCGATAGTGTCATTAGAAACTGTAGCTGAAGCAGCATCCAAGTCGTTAATTTTAATGAAATCCCGCTTTAGAACAATGCCATTCGCACCCTTAACTCTCGCACCATCTTTAAACATATGATCAGAGAAGTTTTCAATGCTATCCTGTAGCATCGTTTGCAGCTGTGTCAGCTCTCTAGCTTGAACCGCAACTCCTGGCTTAAACAGGATACGAGCAAACTTTTTTGCTTCGTCAAAGTTATCGAAATATGGACTTGTATTTAAATTGAGAGCCATTTTTTTACCTTAGAATTTTACGGTCACTTTGAGAGTTTCTACTTGATTTGCATCCCGCGTAATAGGTCGGCGGTTGTCAATGTAAAGAATCTCTCCTGAGTGGTTACTGATTTCAGGGTTCACAATTGTATTTATAGTCATTCCTGTCTCCCCTGTAGTAACATTTGTTAAAGTTGAAGAACTACCAATTCCTGGATATTTTTCTAGGAGATAAACAGTTTCATTAGTTGAGTCATTATTAGTATCCAAAACTTGAACAACTGTAAACTCACCACCATCATCTGTTGTGATTGTATCGTCTAAATTAAATTTTGTAACATCCGAAGAAGATACTGTAATTACATGGCATGGTGTTCCGATACTAGCAGTGTATGATGCTGTCTCAGCATAGTTATGCATGTTTTTAATAATTCCTACTTGACGAAACTCGTTTCCTGTAATAATATCAAAGTCATCACTTGTAAAAGAAACAGTAAGACCAACATTCTTAGCAAAAAGTTCTTTCGGAGGATTACCACCATGCCCTGAGAATGGAGAAACAACTGGACGTAAAGTAGCACCTGTGCCAGAACCAACGCTCTGTGTAATTTCAACAACAACGAATGTATAATCTTGCCCTGGATTAGTTACAGTAACACCTGTTATTGTCCCAGCATTATTAACTGTAGCAGAAGCAGCTGCTCCTGTTCCGTCACCTTTGATCACTAGCGTGATATCACCGTCAATAAAATCAACCCCGCCATTTGTAACAACTATTCTATCAAGTGTTCCACTTACAGCAGCAGATTCAACGGCAGATTGTAAACTAGGAGTTTCTGTTGAACCGAGAGAAACAGTTGCCGTAGCACCTGTTCCGCCGCCGCCAGTTAATTCGATGAAGGCAAATGAGTAACCACGACCAGCATTTGTCACAGTTATAGTGGACACAGCATCCCCAGAAAGTGCCGCAGTAGCAACGGCACCAGTTCCGTCACCTTCGATAACAACTGTCGGGGCAGAGGTATAGCCAGAACCACCAGCAGTAACTGTAACACTGTCAAGCTCGCCGTTTACATCAAAGGCAGGATTACCTGCGCCAGCCACTTTACGAACTGGAATAAAGTTTTCAGATAAAAACTTAGTTCTGTCAGCAGAACCTACCTGAAACATAAATTTCCAGATATACCCATCATCCAACTCAAACGTATCAGTTGAAGTTGATGTTGGCTTATTTGTGCTTGGGGAGTTATTATTATTGTCGAGACATTTATATACATTAAATTCGTCAGTAATGACAAAAAACTTTGCATCTGCTAGATTAGTAGCACCACTATATGATGGATGGAGATCCGCATATTCATCATCGTATTGATCATAGATAGTTCCAGTTGCCCAATCGTATCGAGGGGCAAGAAGAACAGCATCTGCTGCTCCGATACGCTTAACGAAGAGCATATCTTGACGATATGATGATTGATAAAATTCAGAATCCCGTGGGGTATCTGGAGATGTATCATCGTCCCAAGAAATTGCTCTTGATGCGAACATGTAGAAGAAATCGTTCTCATTATAGATATCTCTATAGAAAGAACGAGCGTTTTCTACCCTAGCACTTTGTCTCAGTAATAGTGACATTTTCTAACTCCCAGTTAAGACTTAGGAGTCAGAAACAGTCAAAGTCCAAGTAATTTTCAGCGTATCAGATGCACCTTTGTTCACAACTGAGAAAGTTGTGCGGCAAAGCAATGTGCCAGACGAAGAAGCATTAAATACGCCAGCTTCAGTGACAGCACCTGTGCCTGTGCCAGCTGGGAAATCACCAACATATTCAACGGTATTAGTTGAAACAGTTTGTGTTGTCAGCGCAACACGAGAAGAAGAAATAGCTGTTTCCAACGCTGTGTTACCAGCGGCTGGGCTAGTTGTGCCAGTTCCGACTTCCATGTGTGACATACGGGTTGCAGGTGAAGACGCACCGAGGCGGTTAGCAATATGCTCAAGACCATCATCAACGACGAGGTTCTTCACTTTTCTTTCTTCTTTGAGTTCACCGTTTGGACCGAACACTTGAATGTGCACACGTCCAGCGGCTCTCATTTTTTCAGCGTCAAAAAACATTTAAATTCTCCTAGTTTTATGCTAAATTCTTTTTTATTTATAACTATATTTATAAGTTATGAGATGTTTCTGGCTTCACCAACATAATCTTCAGCGAAGTAATTCCCAGCATAGTTTTGAGCAATAATTTGCCCAGACTCACCGAACGAGGCAGAGTCTGTTGTTGCATTACCGAACAACAATACATCACTTTCATTAACAGTTGGGTCTTCAGTTTTTTCTAATCCAGACTCTGTTGTATTTACATCTTGCCAATCAACACTATCAGTCTCAGATTTTTCTACATCGAACTTATCAACTGCATCAGCAATATCTATACCATCTGTAATATTGTTTTTCTCGAATATTTTAACTACAGTTTCTGACATATCGACAGAATCGAGTGGTTCGCGGAAAATGAATATGAGAGTCGAAACAACTTCTGAGAGCTCAACACCATCAGTAATATTATTTTTATTGAAACCTTTACCGACAGATTCTGACAAATCAGCAGAATCTTCTTTATTCAGTGTAACGTCAAGTTTATCTACAGCATCAGTAGCTGCTGGTGTTTCAAACTTACCAAGATTGGGGAACAGTAAGATAGTATCGTCAGAAGCACCTGTTCTCTGATCAGACCAATTAACACTGTCAGTGATTGCTGGTTTGTGGAAGAATAGAGTTGGAGCATCATTAACAGTCGGAGTTTCAATTTCTGCGAATAGACGGAATACGATAACATCTGGAGTAGCGGTAAAGAAACTGCTGAAATCTAATGTTTGTTGAATTTGAAGATCCGTCCATGCAATCATACCAGCTGGGTGGGCGACGCGATCTAAAATTTCACCCCATTCTGTTTTTGGGCGAGCTGTTCTGATTTGATACGAGAAGTTTTGATAAACTGCATTATCTTGTAGTTTGTTAGCGTCTGAAAGAAAACCTCTTGCATTTTTTTGCGAACCAGGATAAGTATGCGCGAACCCTGTATTACAGGTGATTGTGCAAGTCTCATCGTTTGATGCTCTGAGAATAAAATCAAAAGTCGATCTCTGAAAACCCACGCCTGTTGAGATAATTTCAACTATAGTTGGATAGTTAGCTGCATCAACACTTTTTACGCGAACAAGCGCATTATTACTAATACCAGTTATTGTGTAATCTTCAGAAAAGTAATCGATCGCATAAACACCGAGGATGTCACCAGTTTCTGAGACTGTGAATGTGTCGCCGACCGAAAACCCACCATCAGCAGCTCCACTGTTGGTCTTGATAGAAGCTGAATTAAGAACTCGTGTCAAAAATGCAACTTTATTACCGATTACATCTTGAACTCCCTCAAGCCCAATCCAGGTTCTAACAGAATCAGTATTTAAGAAGAGGGTTGGAACATTATTGTAGCCAACGCCGTTAACATTGTTAACAAAAACCGTGTTGGAAATAGAGCCATTAGTTAATCTTGTGTCGATAACTGCAGTGGTTACAATTGTATCGGCATCATTTGGCTGAACAGTAACAGTCGGGTTGGCAGAATATCCTGCACCATCGTCAACAATAGTGACAGAGAAAATTTTACCTTCAGTAATTGTAGCAACATCAAATGTGAGGTTTGGAGCACCGCCGCCGCCGAGAAGTGAATCGGGAATAGTTATAGTTTCATCGGGGGCGTAATCGTCGCCTACTGTATCAACAGTGACTGTAGCGGCTCCTGAGCCGTTCACAACGACAGTAAATTGAGCACCTGTGCCGTTACCATCAGTTGTAAACCCAGTATCAATATCATATGTTCCAGCAGTTCTAGAAACATTTGCAGCACTAACTGTATCTACAGATGCAATTTTACCACCAATAACAGCAGTTAGTTCTCCCTCGACTCCTGGACCAGGAATGACAGTTCCTCCTGCCAAATCAAGAGTTAATTCATAAGCAGAGGGGTTTGAATAAGCTATTTTTTTGGCGCGAGTAACAGCAGAATTGACTCTTTTTCTATTGGTAACTGAAGCTATTGATTCATAATAAACAACATCAACTCTTTTACCTCTTAGTGATAATGGAGTTTCATCTGCTACAGAATACAGTGAGTTTTCGTAAACCTTAACTGTTAATTCTGTTGACCAAATACCATCTGATGGTCGTAGAATAAATTCTGATGGTAAAAATACTTCGACACCTTCGTTATACATCAAACGGAAAAATGCTTCTACACCTTCACGCGAACCTTTCGCCTCAAAAAATTCTCGGATATGCTTAACAAGTAGAGATTTTTCAACTTGAGCAACTTTCGGAAAATCGATTGCATATTGTTCTAGGAAAGAATCAAGGAAATCATCGTCATCGTGATCGATATTGAGTTTATCAATCATTTCTTGGAGAAGATAATTCGGGCTTTGAACGCCAGTCATTCCAAGACTGGTATAAGTATCATCTCCAAGATCCATAAATTTATAATAATCTTGAATGAATTGTGAAAAATTTGGATAGTCATCAACAACGAAATCAGGAACTTGTGATTCAACAATATAATTCATTGAATCGTGAAAATACCCCAACTGGCCAGAAAGCACATCTATTACCGCTGTTAACTCTGCGCCATTACCGCCACCGATCAAAAATACCACAGTAAATGTCATATCAGGAGCACCCATTGTGCCACCGATCGAGTTGTCAGTAATCGTTACAGTTTCGCCTTCCATAAAGCGAGAACCAGATGTGGTAATGTTAACAGATGTAACTGCGCCATTAGAATCAATAGTGACAGTAGCAACTGCGCCTGTTCCATCTTTCATTGATGTTACAGCAACACCAGGATAAACTCC